CACCAGTGCCACGCATGAATTTTCCATCCGCGAAGTTTGGCAGTAAGAATTTATCGCCACTTTTTCCGTATGTGTATCCGATCGCTTCAAAAAGCGCGGAATATATGTTTTTATCAAGGGCTGATCCGTCACAACGTAAAAATCCATCTGGAGTATTTGTGTTTGAGCTGTATAAAAGATAGCTTCCGACTGGTATAGCTTTTTGTAACTCAGTTTTTAGAGCAAATTTCTCGTTACTTTCTTGCTTGGTGTATGCGTCTATCTTGTCTTTTAACTTAAGAAACATCTTTTCGCACCATTTTCTGGTTGCTAACACTATATTGTTATCAACCTTTAAAATGATGCTTTCACTCGCATTTGCGATTTGAAGTTTAAAATTTAATGTGATGTCTTTGCTTGACCCCTCGTTTAAAAGCGGCTTATATGTATCTGCAAGGCGTGCCACTGCAAAGAGTGAGCCATCATCGCAGTATATGCCAGCCGTTTTTATGTAAAATCCGCCAACTTCAGGCGGTATTATGGCATCGACGTCAAGTATGTTATTATCGTTTTCGTCTATTGTTATGGCGTTTATTGCACCCCTATACTTCTCATTTGGTACTGATGTGGTTTGTTCGCTTAGTTCTCCTTCGTAATCGCTTACCACAATTTCTTTTAATGCGATCTTTGATCCGTCGCTAGCGGTTTTTAAAAGTTTGTTTATGCCACTAGCTGTTAAAAGTGTGTATTGCTTCATTTATCCGTCCTTTATCTTGTTAAAACTCTTATTGCATCGATTGGTATGCTTATGATCTCGTTTATCTGCGTAGTAGCTCCTACTTTAAAGCTTGCTCTTTGGTTTATATTTGATATTACATAAGGATCTACACTTATGCTCTCTCCGCTAAATGTGTAAGAGTAGGCTTTTAAATTTATGCTAGCAGTCGCTTTTATGCTAGCGCCGTCATATACGCTACGCACGTTTTTATAGGTGTTTATGATCTCATCAGATCTCTTTAGCGTCTGTGGGCTTACGCCATTTTTGCTTGCATCAAGCTCTAGTTTGAAGTGATAAGGTAGTCCTGCATAATCGAACCACTCTTTAACCTTGGCATCTGCATAAAGTGCGCTTAATGCCTTATTTAGACTATAAAAAGTGCCTGAGTAGTAATGTATCTCGAAGGCATTTTTTATGAGCTCTCTAGCTTCATTCTCGTTTAGTCCATCAATATCTACATCAAAGCTGGCTGCAAGTACTGGCAGCAAATTTTTTGGAGCTTTGCTTGCAAGAGTATTTATGACACCAATGTCTAGATCCTCAAACCTTACGCCAAAAAGTAAGTCAAATTTCTTATCAAATTTACTTTTGTGATTAGGTAGCAGGCTCATAATTCAGCCTTTTTGTAGCTTATCTCATAGCTTAAATTTACAAATTCTTTTACGCTTATCTTTTTATCATTAAGCGGTTCTTTAAGGCTTACTCTATAAACGCCATTAATGTGCAAGTTTTTATAGATGTAGCTTAAATTTAGATCCTCTCCAAGGCTAAGGCTAGTTGGCAGAGCTGAGATACTCTTAGCAATTTCGTCTTGAAAGAGCATATCTGTTAGCTCAAGAGTAGCTACTACCTTTACATCTATCTTTGTAGCATTTAACACGCTTAGATTATCAGTTAGCGGCCTGACCTTTTCGGCACTTAAAAAGCTCTCCACATCAGCTCTAGTCTCTTCGCTCATGTCGGTAGTTTTGAGATAAATTTGCACCACTCCAGCACCGCCATTTAGCACACTACACTCCAACACCTTTGCATTTGCGCTAAGTGTTTGATAAGTATATGCTTTAGCACTGCCTGCAGTTGAGAAACGCTCTAGACTTAAAACTGCACGCTCTCTTAGCCTATCATCGCTTTCACGCTCGGCTCCGCCTTCAAACTCACTTAGCTGTTTTGCTTTTAATACGAAAGGAAGTGGTGTTTGGATATATTCGCACTTTGCTTTGCTGGTTTTTGTAAACTTATCCAAGATGATCACTCCAACAGCTTTTAGCTCGTTTGCTCTTATTACAACTTCACTTTTTAAACTAGCTATTTCACCATTTTCGCTGCGTAAAATTAGCCCTTTTGGCAAATATGTATCGCTGCTTCTTGGCATTGAAAGACTAAACTCACACTGCGCCGTTGGTCTCTCGCCTTTTAACCTCTCTATGCCATAAATCGCTACTATGTTATCAAGGTCGTTTCCAGTAGAAAATGGAAGCAACATAGCCTTAACGCTATCATTTATCCTGGCTCGCAAGAGCAGTTCTCTATAAGCTAGCGTTTCAAGAAGTGCCGAATAATTGTCACTTTCAAGTAGTGAAATTTCATCATCAGTTAAATGCTCTTTAAAAAGGTTTTTAACATTATTTAAAATTTCATCATATTTAAACACCTCAATAACGTTTGGATATGGAAGTTGTTTTAAATTCATGCTCTTACCTCTATCTCATCACCACTCATAAGCACTACTTTAAAGCTAAGCTTATGATCTTTTAGACCCATAAGACGAACTTCATCGATCTTGACTCTCTTTTCCCATTTTTCAACCGCCTCTATCACAAAGCACGCCAGATCAGCACGAAATTCATCATCTACCTTGCGATCTATTAGCTCATAAATTCTGCTGCCGTATTCAGGTAGCATCACACGAGAGCCAAGCGGAGTTAGGAGTATGTCTTTGATAGAGTTTTCTATATCAATTAGATATTTCATCACTAATCCCTCGCAAGTCCATTATTGGTATGATCTGTTAGGCTGCCACGTCCGTCACTTACGCTGCCGCCAAAGTTTGCATTACCACCTGCTGTGATTGAGCCAGTGATTTTTACATCTCCGTTTATCTCAAAACTACCGCTATCACCATCAACTCCAGCTGTATTTATTGCCCCTTGTATCAAAGTGTTGCCAAGTAGCTTGATGCTTGGACTTTTTATAGTGGTATCGCTAGCTTCTACCATCACATTTTTAGCCTTTACATTTGCGTTATCACAAGTTATGTTTATAAGCTTTGGAGATGAAATTTCAAGGCAAGAGCTAGAGCTGTCATAGTTCATCTTTACTCCATCTTCAAAACTTACATGCACCTTTTTATCAGTAGCGTCTGCCTTGTGAGAACTTTGATAAAGTCCACGAAGAACTACACCTGAGTTTAACTCATCATGCACAGGTAGCACTAGCACTTGTTCTCCTACGCGTATTGGTGAAAAGCTCACTGCATAAGAGTTGGCATGTGCTTGAAATACCGGCAAAAAATCAGTTACCATCGAACCAATGGCAACTTTTGCACGGTCATTTCTTACTTCACTTATAATTCCAACTTCAATCATTTATATGCTCGCTAAATTTTTTATTTCTTGGCATTCTCGTATACTTTACGCTATGCTTAATCTCTTTTACATCTTCATGTATTTCATTAAGCTTCTCTTTATTTGTTGCGAAATTTGCTGCTAAGATATCGCTTAACTTTTCAGTGGCACTACTTTGTTTATTTATAGCTTCACTATTTTTATTCACTACATCGATCATCAAATCAGTGTTTTTGCTCGTATATCTACTAAGCAGCAAAAAGACCACCACAAAACCGATAAAGCCAAAAATCGCCATAAAGACGATAAATTCATTTAACCCCCATGATCCAGCTAAATTTATTAGTCCAGCTGTCTCTCTTATCTCATTGCCAAAATCTAGGCTATTTTCCATCTTCTTCCTTTATTCCAAGACATTGTTTTAGTTTTTTTTCGCAATCGCGGTAATAAATAGCAATCTTCTTGTCCATCTCAAACGTGCCATTATCTTTGGGTTTTAGTGGCATTTTGGCATTGCATTTTACGGGTATATATTTTTCTTTATAAACAACTATAGGCTCAGACACTTGCTTATCTGCACAGCCTGAAAAAAGTAGAATGAGCACCATAAAGAACACTAATATTCTCATTTAAACAGCTCCTTATATGCAGCCAGCTCGCTTTCGCAACTTTTATCTTTGACGTAGATTTTCTTTATTCTCTCGACCTCTTTTGACGGGGTATCGTCGATCTTTACCGCAGCAGCCTTTATAGCTTCGTTTTGTGAAGCAAGAGCTGTATCGCAGACACTTAGATTGTTTTTGACTGTAGTGTAGTCCTTGGTTAGTCGCTCGTTTTTCTCTTTTACGCTTTCAAGGTCTTTAAGCAAGACGGAATTTACGCCCTCTAGCCTTGAATTTTCGAGGAACAAATTTATGCAAGCAAAACCTAAAAGCGCAGCTAACGCAAAACCTACGATATGAAGTTTAGTCGTCAAAAATCCCATTTAAACGCCCTTGTTTATGATTTCTACGGTTAGTGGCTTATTCTTGGCTCGCTCCATAAAGGCTTCAAGCGTCTTTTTGCTATCGTAAATTCCTCTTTCGTCCGCTTTCGCGCCTATCAAAACGCAGCCTAGCGTATCTTTGGGGTAGTTCCCTGCGTGAATGAGTATACGGCGGCTTTTGCTTACCTTTTCGTTAAAAAGCGTCGCTAAAACCCGTCCGAAGCGCGGGCTATACTCCCACGCCGTCTCGTATACTCCTTGCGGCACGCGTAGATCTCGCCCCGGCGTTACACAGTCTTCGCCCGCGGGTTCAAGGGTGTAGCCTGAAAGTAGCGGCTTTTCGTCCGCTTCGTGCAGTTCAAACTTTCCTATAGTACCGTCACTTATATTTTTAAAGCGCGTTATCGTTAGCTTCACAATAAGCCTCCTAGTACCTTTTTTGCTCTGTTCGGCGTTTGTTTTGCCCAAAGAGAATTCATGCCGCTTTGATAGGCGGCTCTATATTCGCCCGCTCTTATATGGTGCATCGTGGTTACGAATTTTTTAACCTTTGAAACGTCTAGCTGATAGGCCATTTCTATCACCACTTCTTGGACGTTTTGCGGTTTTTCCTTTAGCCAATCAAACGTCGCAAAGACTGCAGGAGTAAGTTTTTCAAGTTTGAGCTCTAAAATTTTATCGGCCGTCTCTTTGCTCATGGGTTCGTATTTGCCGCCGTTTAGCGCTAGCTCGTCGGCCGTAAGCGCGGCAAGCAAAAAGCCGTATCCCACGGTAGAGTAGCCAAACGTATCTTTATATACCTTGTTACTAAAGCCCTCGTTTTCTTTGATTTTTTCTATTAAGGTCATGGCGTCCTCCAAACTTTTGCCGCAATATTACGCCATGCCCGCCTCAGAAATCTATCACGATTTTTTGTTAAAAAACTTTGTCAAAGTCCTGTAATAGATTTTCGGCACAAAACAGCCCATAATTCGCACAAAAATAATCAAAGGCGCTAAATGCTAGAAGAATTTGAAAAAGAACTGATAAACACGATTAAAGAAGCGGCCGAACCCAAAAACTCGGTAACTAGAGCGTACCTGGGCGAGTTTAACAGTAAAGAAGAGATGGAGCTGCTGATAAAAGGCGGCGAGAGCTTCGTATTCGTAGAGTTCGCGGATGAAAAATACGAAAACGTAGTAGAACGAAGCGCGACGTATAATATCCATATACTAGCCTGCACTTCAAACAAAAATCAAAACTACCGACAAGCCAATAAATTTAAAGCCTACGCTCTATGCGAGGAGATAGATAAAAAGCTAAGAAACTCAAATTTATGTAACGAGTTTAGAATAGAACCCCAAAGCGCTAAGGCGTTGCTAAACGATATTACCGACTACGGCTACGTCTACGTGCTCACCAGGCAGATACGAACACAATTTTTAGAAAAGGACGAATTCTTATGCTCATAACAAAAGACTTAATCGCGCTAAAGGACGATAAAGAAGAAGTTTTAAGCGAAATTTGCCTGGCCGTAACCGGCTTTTGGCAAGGACATGCTGGAGGAACGTTTAGTATAGACGCTGCAGACATAGAAAAAATGAAGCTAAATTTCGACAAGCGTAGCCTAGATATAGTGATCGACTACGAGCACCAAACTTTAAGCGGAGAGATAGCGCCCGCGGCGGGCTGGATAAAAGAGCTTTTTATAAAAGACGGTGCGCTTTACGGGCGCGTAAGTTGGACGGTCAAAGCAAAAGAATTCATCAAAAACGGTGAATATAAATATCTTAGCCCGGTTTACGACTTTATGGGTGTAGACGAAAAGACAGGAGCTTGGCAGGGGTGTACGTTGCACTCGGCGGCGCTAACTAATAAGCCGTTTCTTGACGAGCTGGGCGAAGTAAGAGCAAATAAAAATTTTAAGAAGGAGACAAACATGGATGATGCAAAAAATCCAAAAGGCGAGCCGCAGGCTCAGACTGCTACACAAAACGGCGCGAACTACGAGGCTCAGATAGTCGAGCTTAAAAATCAGCTTGACGCCTCTAAACAAGAGGTCGCTACGCTAAAAGAACAACTAGCTCAAAGCGCGGTAGACACAGCTATTATCGCAAATAAGCTGCAAGAAAGTCAAAAACAGTGGGCACTCAGTTACGCAAAAGCCGATTTAAACGGCTTTAATGAGTTTTTAAAAGGCGTTATGCTGCCACAGCAAAAAACGAGTATACCGAGTAACGATATGTTTGCCAACAAAAGCCAATCGGACGCAGAAATAGATGTCGTTAAATTTGCATTAGGAGGAGAATAAGATGTCAAACGAACAGAAAAAACCAAAGACCGTCGGAGATGTGGTCGTAAACAAGGTGCTCGGCGTTAACGCCAAAGTAGAGACTACAAAGACCTTAGAGTGCGGAGCTGTGCTGTTTAGTATTAACGGTGGCGAGAGTTTTGCGGCCGTGACCAGCGACAATCAAACCACTACTATCGCAAACGCTTCCGCGGTATTCGGGGTACTTTGCGACAACGTAGAGGCCACAGGGGACGCAGACGTGCTGGTGCTTGGCGAGGTAATGCTGGAAGGCGCCGCGGCGGAGCTAAAGACCGCATTATTCAAACAAAAAATCATAGTTAGATAAGGAGATAAAAATGGATGAACTTTTAAAAAAATTTACGGTCGAGGCGATGACTGAGATCATAATTCAGACTAAGGTCGATCAAAATTTTATAACGGATACGTTTTTTAAAAAATGGACTCCGACGCTTTCCAATACCCATAACATTATCATCGAAAAAGGTGCGGGCATAATCCTTGAAAGCGTTAGCGAAAACGGAGAGCACTTAGTGACAAAAAATCCCGACCAAACTATCATCTCTGTACCGCTTCCTCGCTTCCCACAGTATGATCCACTCCCAGCTAGCGAGATGAATTTACTAAGAACGCTCAATACCCAAAGCGAGCAGCTTAAATCATTGTCTGCGGCTATCGGCAAAAAACTAGCTAGCCAAAAGAGCAAGATCACCAACACCGTAGAGTATATGGCCATAGGCGCTATTTTCGGTAAGGTAATGGACGGCAAAGGAAAGGTGCTGTTTGAGCTTAGCGCAAATAGAAAAGAGATAACTATCACGAATGCGACTAAATTATTGGATTTATTAAGCGATATCGAGGCTGCTCAAAAAGAGGTGTTAGGCGTTGCAAAGCCGTATATCGCGCTAGTAACTAGAGAACTTTTTGGCGAGCTGCTTAAACTAGCCCAAGCCCAAGAACTTCTAAAGCTAGAATCCTGCGGAGTCATTGACAGTAACGGCGTTTTAACCCTTAAACTTTTTGGCAAGACCTTTATGCCTTACGATGCCTCGTACAAAAACACAAAAGGCAAAGATACGAGCTACATGAGCGGCAAAAAAGGCGTAGTAGTGCCTTTGATGGACGACATCTTTGAGGTAGTTTATACGAGAGCAAACCATACGTCTGCCATCGGAAAGGCTCCGACTAAATTCTTTGCTGCGGCTCCCGAGGTGCTCGACAAAGGTATGGGTTGGGGCATTGTTAGCGAAAGCAGACCGCTTCCGATCTGCAATAGGCTTGACGCAATCATCGAGCTAAAAATGTAACAAATCGATTTAAAAGGGCCTCACGTCCTTTTAAATCAAAAACGACTAAAACTACGAGAAAAATATTTTAAACGTTTTAACGCGCTTTTAACGCTCGCTAAAAGCTAATAACGAATACGGTCAAAAGGTTTAAAATATTTGGAGACAAAATAATGGTTTTAACAAACGAGGATCTGCTAAAAGAAGTTTCTACTAGAGAGCTGCAAGAACTCAGCGACTTTGAAGGAAGCGGCGCCGTTAATCAAAGTGTCATAGACGATAGCGTAAACGATGCCTTGGCTTATATCTCCTCTT